CAACAAGTAGCCGATATTCTTTATCATGATATGGAATATGAAAATATGATGATGGTTACGATGCATGGAAGAAATGGACAACAAATCGGTGGTGGTTTTTCAAAAAACGTATCGATGGGAATTCGTACTACAAAACAAGTCAAACGAATAGGATGTGCAACTCTTAAAGATTTGATTGAAAGAGATAATTTACTTATTGATGATTTTGATACAATTTCTGAATTAACAACCTTTATTGCAAAGAGTGCTTCGTGGGAAGCAGATGATGGATCTCATGATGACTTGGTTATGACTTGCGTTTTATTTTCTTGGTTGGTGCAGCAGAGATATTTTAAGGAATTAACAGACCAAGACATACGAGAAAAAATGTTTGCGGAACAAGCAAAAATTATTGAGGAAGAACTTGTTCCATTTGGAATTATTGAAAATGGGTTTGATCCAGATGAAAATTCTATTCCTGGCGACAATAATGTTTGGAGTCCTGCAAAACAGCCGGGACAATTTGAATATTATTAAACATATTTTTTTTTCTTAGTTTCTGATTCAAATCCAAAATCATCTTCTTCTTGTGTTTTTTCGGTTACTAGCAACATAAGAAGAGCATCTATTTTTTCTTCTAGATCGGGTCGGATATTTCTTAACCGAAAAAGATATTTTACACTTTCTTTTTCGATCATTTCTTTGCTGACACGAACAGAAGAGTAACTTCTTTTGTTTTGACTTTTAGTTTGAAGTTCTAAATGTTCGGGATTGACACAACCACTATTTTCACAAGTTTGATGTACAACCATATTTTCTGCAATATTTCCTTTGTTAAGAAGATATGCAAATCGGTGTGCGGGCATAGATTTTCCATCGTAAGAAAACATACCATACCCTTGTTTTTGTCTGGCTGCAGTCCAATCGTGACATTCAGTTGATTTTGTTACTTTTGCATTGAAACGATCAATAGCTTTTTGAGGAAACTTCATATTTACTTTACACTAAATATTATACATCAATTATGATTATTTATAAATATTTGAAGAGTAAGATATACTTTCTTAAAAAACTCACAAAATTTAACGGAGATTAAGATATGGCCTTTCAAGTAAGTCCAGGCGTAAACACTTCAGAAATTGACTTAACAGGAATTGTAGTCGCAGCCGGAACATCAATGGGCGGTGTTGCAGGACGATTCAACTGGGGCCCAATAGAAGAAGTGACTCTGGTAACAGACGAAGACAATTTGGTAAAATTATTTCAAAAACCAGATGACAGTAATTTTGAAACATTCTTTACTGCTGCAAATTTTCTATCATATTCAAACGGATTGAATGTAGTACGTGCTGCAAATACTACAGTTGCAAATGCTGCTGCACCAAAGAATGCTGGTGCAAATACTGCTGCATATACTGCAATGCAAGTAACAGATTCCGAAAGTTATTACCAAACTTTTGATCCAGAACAAGGTGGAGCAATCGGTGGTCAAGTATCCAACTTTGCAAACAATGGCCCGTTCCTCGCAAAATGGGCAGGAGAACTGGGAAACAGTTTAAAAGTTTCAATCTGTCCTGGCGACAGACCAGCAACAGACGGAAACCTTTCGGGAACGGCTGCATGGACTGTTTCAAGTGGTGCTCTTAATGGGGCAGCAACAACCACACTTTTCATGGACGAATTGAGAGTCGGGGATTTGATTACTATTAATGGTGAAACAGGAAATCATTTAGTTACTACTATAACGAATGCAAATACTGCTGTTTGCGTTGCGCTAGACTCAAGTGATAGTGCTGATGTTGCTGCAACAACTGTAGCAAGAGTAAAAAGATCTCCATTTTCTCAAGCATCTTCACAGATGAAGGGAACTGTAGCAGTTACTGCTGATTTAACGACAGTAACAGGAACAGGAACATTATTTGATATTCAAATGGCAGTTGGTGATACAATTGTTGTTAATGGAGAATCGAAACGAGTTAAAACTATTACAAGTAATACTGCAATAGTAACAGAACAAAAATTCCTTGCAACTGCATCATCTCAAGCATACGGAAGAGAGTGGGAATATAAAGGTGCATTTAGTGAAGGAGCTCCTACAACATCTGCATATGCCGACAATAAAGGTGTAAAAAATGATGAAATTCATATTGCAGTTATTGACGAAGACGGAGAATGGACAGGAACAAAAGGAGAAGTTCTTGAAGCACACGCAAATCTTTCAGTTGCAAAAGGTGCAAAAGATGATCAAGGAGAAGATGTTTTCTATAAGAATTACATCAACAAATTCTCATCTTATATGTGGTGGTTAGATCATCCAACTATTAATGGAGTTGATGTAGCAGGAAATGGAACACTTGTAACAAGTGGAACTGCTACTTGGCAAGCATGGGGTACAGTTGCAAATACAGCTGGCTCACAAACTACAGATGAATTTTTCAACGGATCAGTACCTTTGACTCTAAGTTTTCAGGGCGGAGCAGATGGAACAGGGCCTGTTGCTGCAGATACTATTCGTGCATACGATAAATTAAAATCCGCAGAAGATGTAGATGTTTCATTGCTTATGACTGCAAATCATGGTTCTACGGTTGTAAGACATTGTATCGGAAATATTGCAGAATCACGTAAAGATTGTCTTGCTTTCTTCTCACCAGAAAAGTCTGATGTTGTTGGAATTACAAATTCTTCAACTGCAACCGATAACGTAGTTGGTTATCGTGATACTGTAAATCAGAATTCCTCATACGCAGTTATGGACTCTGGTTACAAACATATGTACGACAAACATAACGACAAATTCCGTTATGTTCCATTAAACGGTGATGTTGCAGGACTTTGTGCAAGAACTGATGCAGACCGTGATCCTTTCTTTAGTCCTGGCGGATTTACAAGAGGCCAGATTAAAGGAGTTGTAAAACTTCCTTTCAATCCAAAGAAAGCAGAACGTGATAAGTTATATCAAGCACAAGTCAATCCAGTTGTTTCATTCCCAGGCGAAGGTACAATCCTTTATGGTGATAAGACTCAATTGACTAAACCATCTGCGTTTGATCGTATCAACGTAAGAAGGTTGTTCATTCTTCTGGAAAAAGCGATTGCAAATGCTGCAAGATTCCAGTTGTTTGAATTCAATGATGAGTTCACACGTTCACAGTTTGTATCGATGGTCGAACCTTTCTTGCGTGATATTCAAGGAAGAGGTGGAATTCAAGACTTTAGAGTAATATGCGATGCTTCGAATAATACTCCACAAGTTGTAGATTCAAATCAATTTAGGGGAGATATTTTCGTCAAACCTTCAAGAGCAATCAATTTCATTCAACTTAACTTTGTTGCTGTAAGAAGTGGAGTAGAGTTCTCTGAAGTTGTTGGTGCTGTTTGATATAAATAATTAAAACAAGTTTAACGGAGAAAATCAAATGGCATTTGACTTATCGGGATTTAAAACGGCACTTACATATGGTGGTGCCCGTCCTAGTTTATTTGAATTTATTTTTACCGCCACTCCATCTGCTATAAGTAACAGTTTAGAAGCTATGCATCTATTCTGTAACGTGACTGAAATACCACCTCTCACAATTACACCAATTGAGAGGGTGTATTTTGGTCGAGCAGTTAAGATACCCGGCGAGATGACATTTGGAGATTTGTCTACTGATATTATTAATACAGAATCGTTTCAAGTTAGAAATGAAATTGAAAAATGGATGGATTTGATTAATGGAAATATGAATAATCTTTCCTTTACAGACAGTACTTCCATGTATGGACAAGCATCCATTGCACATTATCAAAAAGATGGAACAATGATCCAAACATATGATTTTGTAGATATTTGGCCAACAGCAGTTGGTGAAATTGCACTGAGTTATGATACTGCAAATGATATGGAAACATTTAATGTAACATGGTCTTATAATTATTACACAAGTCTCGGAACAGGTGTAGCTGCAACCAATGGAGTACAGGAGTAATCATGGCATTCACAGTATCAAATTTTAAAGCAAATATGTCCGCTGGTGGCGGTGGTGCAAGACCTACACTATTTACAGTTTCAATTCAGAGTTCTTTTGATGCATCACTTTCTTTTTCAGACAATGAGAGCATTCTTTGTAAAGCAACATCTATTCCTGCTGCAAATATCGCAGCACTTCCATTAAATTATGCAGGAAGAGCATACAAATGGAATGGTTTTAGAACCTTTGACAATTGGACAGTCACAGTTATAAACGATGAAACCTTTGGTCAAAGAAATAAAATTATGGAATGGATGAGGCGACTTTCTGGAACAATGTCGGGAGATCGCACACAAAAATATGGTGATCATGCATCAGCCGCAGGAATTTTTAAAGAAGGAACTGCAACTATACAACAATTGGGCACAGATGGGTTGGTAAAACAAACATATAAGATCCATAATATGTGGCCGACTGAACTTGCAGGAATTCCTTTAGATTGGTCAAGTGATGCAGTAGAAGAATATGCTGTAACATTTGCATATGATTATTGGACTCATGGAATGTCTTCTTCTACGACTAATGTTGTAGATTTGGATACTCCATAATAATATTGTAGCAAAATGAATGGCTTTCGCACTATCAGATTTCAAATCGGGATTAGCACAGGGAGGGGCAAGACCTTCCCTGTTCAAAGTTGAATTATCCTATCCTACCCCTATAACTACGCCCAAAATTGGAACTTTTAATTCTTCTGAATTATTAGTTAAATCTACTACTATACCTTCCAGTACTCTTGGTACATATGAAGTATTTTATCACGGCAAATCAATAAAAGTTGCTGGAGATCGTACTTTTGATGCTTGGGATACTACAATAATTAATGATGAAGACTTTGGTATACGAAAAGCTATCGAAGAATGGATGGAACTCATCTCAAATCACAAACTAAATAGTAGAGATACACAAATGAGTACTTCTAAATTAGAGGGTGAAAACGCAGATTATAAACAAGATATGATAGTAAAACAATTTGGAAAAGATGGTAAAATAATTAGAAAATATCAATTTATTGGTGCTTTTCCTACTGCATTATCTACTATTAATTTGGATTGGGGCACACAAGAGATCGAAGAATTTACTTGTACTTGGACATACGATAGATGGATTGTCGGTGATGAAACAACAACAGACTAGGAGAATTAATTATGGCATTTGAACTATTTGGTTTCAAAATTGAAAGAAAAAGTCAAGAGATAAAAAACGCAAACATTCCAGCATTTACTCTTCCAGAAAATGAAGATGGTGCAATGATGGTATCGGGAGCTGGTGCGTATGGCTCCTATATGGACATGGAAGGTCAATTTAAGTCTGAAATTGATCTAATCATGAAGTATCGTGAAATGTCTCAAGTTTCCGATTGTGAAATTGCAATTGATAATATCATAAATGAAGCAATTGTGCAAGATGGAACAAACCCACCAGTTGATATTGTTTTAGACCAAACAACTTTATCAGAACCAATCAAGAAAAAAGTACGTGAAGAATTTACAAAAGTTCTTGATTTATTGAATTTCAATAATTTTGGGCATGATATTTTTCGTAGATGGTATATTGAAGGTAGAATTTTTTATCATATTATGATAGATGAAAATAATCCGCAATTAGGAATAGTGGAACTCAGGAGTCTTGATTCTACAAAAGTCAAAAAAGTAAAACAAGTCAAGCAAGAGAAAAAAGACGAAAAACAAATAGAAGTTACGGTACAGCCAATGTACACTTATAATGAAGCGGGATTGGATGCTAGAACTGGTCAGGGGATTTTAATTTCGGGTGATAGTATTGCATATACAACATCTGGTATTCTGAATGCTAACAAAAGACACGTATTATCATATCTACACAAGTCAATTAAACCATTAAATCAACTCCGAATGGTAGAAGATGCGATTGTTATCTATCGTATCTCACGGGCTCCAGAACGTAGAATTTTCTATATCGATGTAGGTAACTTACCAAAAGTTAAAGCAGAACAATATATTCGTGACATTATGACACGATATAAAAATCGTTTAGTATACGATTCTGAATCTGGTGAAGTTAAAGATGATCGCAGACATCAATCCATGTTGGAGGATTACTGGTTGCCACGAAGAGAAGGTGGAAGAGGAACAGAGATTACCACACTTCCTGGCGGAGAAAATCTAGGACAACTGGAAGATGTTGAATTTTTTCAAAAGAAATTATACAAATCATTACACGTTCCTGTATCTCGTTTAGAGTCTGACTCTGGTTTCTCTTTGGGGAGAGAAAGCGAGATAACTAGGGACGAACTTCTTTTCAGTAAGTTTATCCAGAAATTACAGACACGTTTTTCTCATATATTTGATGAAATTATGGAAAAACAATTGATCTTAAAGAATGTAATGACTGCTGCAGAGTGGGGTAAAATTAAAGATAAGGTTCATTATAGATTTGAAAAAGATCATTATTATACGGAATTTAAACAGCAAGAAACTATGGGTCAACGTGTAGATCTTGCAAGAAACATGGAAGATTGGGTAGGACAATATTATTCAAAAGAATGGTTTAGAAAAAATATTCTAAGACAATCTGATGATGATATTGAGTTGTTGGATTCTCAGATGGAAAAAGAGAAAGCCGATGGTGAATATGAAGATGAGGGAGATGGGGATGAAATGTAATTCTTCACTCTCAAAAGTTTATAAATATTAATAGTAATTTTTTGGAGATTTAAATGGCAGAACAACAAACACAGACTAAAGAGTATAAACCAGTAGACATTATTGATTTTTCAATGCAAAGCAAACCTACGAAAGTAACCGATGCATTTGGACAATTAATTTCGGACAAAGTAGTAAATTTTCTTGCAAACAAGAAACAGGAAGTTTCTGCTAAAATGTTCAAAACAAAAGAAGAAATTCCAGAACCTGCTGAGGTTGAAGTTGTAAATGAACCAACAGCAGAAGTACAACCTACGGAGGCATAATGGCATTTGCAACTAGAACACTCATAGACACAGGAAAAGCTTCTACAGGATATGGGAAAGTAGTAATTTTATTAGATCTTAGTGATCATAATGCTTCTGCAACTGCATTAGATGCAGATGGTTTAGCTGGATTTGCGAATGGAGCAAAACTTAATATTCGTAGAATGAGGTGGGGATTAACAAGTGGAGCAGATGATGGTATTGGTGGTTCTGCATTGATAGAATTTAAAGGTGCAAGTGCCGACACATCTGCAATAAGACTTGCAGGATCGGGATACTATGATGGCCCCGCAATTAATAATAATGCAACAAACACTACTGCTACTTCGGCCGATATTGAGTGTGTTCCTGTTAATACAACTGGATTTATTATGATAGAATTTTCTAAAGATTCTGGTTGGTCAGCATAATGAAAACATTTAAGGAATTCAGAGAATCTATCGGATGTTCTACTAAATTGGAAGTAGTAGAGCGAGAAAAAATAGAGATTTTTGAGGGAGATGTAATTGACCAATTAAGAAAAATTACAAAGTCCAAAAAAGAAGCAGAGGTTACACTTAAATCTGGATCTTCACATAAAATAGATCCAGATTCTGCTAAACAAATACTTAAAACTTTTGACTCCCTAAATAGTTCTAAACAAAAAAAAGTGCGAAAAGACATGAATAAAGACACTAAAGGTTTTATGACCATAATGGATTTTGCACACGAAAACGTACAAAGGTAGGAAACATGAAACTAATTTGCGAATTACAAGAAGCCGTAAATTATGAATTGCTGGAGGAAGAAAATAAACCTAAGCAATATTTCATTGAAGGTATATTCATGCAATCGGAAAGAAAGAACAAGAATGGTAGAATATATCCATTGGATGTTCTTGAAAAAGAAGTAAACCGATATGTAAGAGAATATGTAGAACCTAAACGTGCATTTGGTGAGTTAGGTCATCCAGATGGCCCAACAGTTAATCTTGATCGTGCATCACATATGATTCATTCCTTGCAAAAAGAAGGAAAGAATTTTATTGGACGAGCAAAGATTCTTGATACACCAAATGGCAAAATAGTAAAAAATCTTATTGACGAAGGTGCAAAGTTAGGTGTTTCTTCCAGAGGAATGGGAACTTTGAAACCAGAGTCTAAGGCGCAAAT